AAAAAAATGAATCGAAGTAGATTTATTCAAGGACTAAAAGGTGATATTCAACTTTCTGAAAAAGAAAGGAGACGAATCATTCGAAAGAGTCTTCAAAAGTATTCTTGGAAGACGAAATGTACGGTAGCAATGGAGGAATTTGCAGAGCTTCAGCAGCAAGTCAGCAAACAGGTTCGTGGTTATGGCGACAGAATAGGACTCTTGGAAGAGATGGCAGATGCGTATATTTGCCTAAACTTCCTGGAGTCCATTTTTGATATTAAGCCGGAAGATTTGCAGAAAGCGATGTATGTGAAATTGGAGCGAGAAAGGAGAAATTTGTAATGATTTGGGGTGACGATATATCTTTTGAGGGTTTTCAAAGGATAGTGGACGAATGGTATAGGGATAAAGACTTTGAATTGTGTGATCCACCTATTAACGCACAGTATGCGTTAGACTTGATTTTTAAAACGTTAATAGACGATAAAGAGAACTACCCATATTTAACCACTATGCCGGAGTCTACGGAGCAAACGAATTCAATAATGCTAGATTTGATATTGAGAAAATATAGCAGACAATATCGGAAATTTAGACAGCAACAGAAAGGAAAATTGTAATGGCAGGAGTTGATATGCAGATAGAATGGAAAACAAGGCTTTGTACTGTAAACGATAAACTTGGATATTTCCATGCATGGGAACATTACTCAAAACCTTTGGAAGCCAGTCCTCTAATAGGAGGAGCTCCGGCTGGGGTATTCAGCAAGATATTCGGTATTGTAGAGTTTTCAGATGGAGTCAGACGAGTTGATCCAACCGATATTTGTTTTTGCGATGAAGAGAATCAGATGCTATCAGAAATGGAGAAATTCGAAAATGAATAATGACATACTCATTATAATTCACCGAGATAAGTGTAAAGATGTGCTTGAGGCAATGTATGATTTAATCAACTATCTTCCAGATATTCGAAAAAATATGTATGTTGACAAGCATCGAGCAGTCATTGATATATGTAATCATATTAGGGTTTCATTCCGGTGTGGTGATGTATATAAAATGGCAGGGATAAGACCAAACTATTATGAAACTTGGAGCTTAGAAGCTGATGAATTTCTCGCTCAGTCGGCAGCAAAGTGCTGTGGGAAAAAGTTGGATTCTTTACAGGATATTGCTCGTGTCATTCAAGAAGAAATAAAGGAGAAAGAATTTAATGATCAAAATTGAAAATGTAGAAATTATGGGATGGGAACATGTCATCAGGGGAATGCGAAATCCGATGAATAGTTGGCAAAAATCGGATAGCGGTATCTGTAAAGGCGGAGATGATGGTATTGGATGTAAAAGTTGTGCTGCTTATGATTGCGAGCATACATATGATCATTCGTGGCAGCTTGGTAAAGCAGACCATGATTTGATGATGCGACTTGCAGCGGGTGGTCCGACTCACGCAAAGTATCGCCGAATGATTACCGTCTATATGGACATTACAGCTCCGCTTTATTGGTGGAAAGAGTTTGATACTTACAAAGTTGGTACCGTTGCAAATTCTTGTTCCACCATGCATAAGATTGCGGAGAAGAAATTTACAAGGAATGACTTTAGCTGGGAGCACTTAACTGGAGATGAAATCGTTCCGGATCATGCCTGTATATCATCCACCTATATTCTCGACCAGATAATAGAATCGTTAAATTTCTGGAGACATGAATATTTAACCGGAGAGGAATCGGGAATCAAGAAAGACTAAAGAGCATGGTGGCAGATGATCCAGCTTCTCCCCTCTTCTTACAACCAGAAGCGGACAGTCATGCTGAATTACGAAGTGTTAGCGGGAATCTATCCGATGCGGAAAAACCATAAACTCGATGAATGGGTAGAATTCTGCAAGTGGATTGAAAGCTTACCATATTCAGAAATTATTGTTGGTAAAAAGCAAGATGATTAAATATTATGAATCGGTGTTTTACAACACGTTGGAGGAATTAAATGCTACCTATAAACATAACCATCCAGATGTGTTACGCCTCAAAAAAAAAAAAACAATATGGGAATGGTGTTCAGTTTAGCAGAATAATGTATCCGGAAAAGATTATGCCGCGATTTGAATTATCTTGTTATAGAATTTTGGAGGAGGATTGAGTGTGTCGATAAAGGTCAAAGATTTATTACCTCTCATATGGTACAACGATATTCGTTTAGTTGTTGGTGCGAATGAAGAAGTTTGCTTAATACGAAAAGACTTCAATAAAAAAATACTTTCCGACGAGTGTCTCAATATGGAAGTAGAGTGTATTGAAAATGATGAATGCATTCTTGATACTGTAAACATTCATGTGAAGAAAGTATAGAGAGGAGATTATGATGTCTAAAGTTCCATTCGCTGAGTATAAAATTGGTTTTGAAAAATTTCTAAAAAGTGAAAGCGGAACAATTTATGTCCAGTGTAAGACATTTAATGAAGCTTTATACGAATTACAAGAATTGATGAAAATGGTCGACTTCGAGAAATTCCACGCTTTATCTTATTCGACTTCGGATAGACTTTACTATTGGAATTTTTATAAAGAAAATACGATTTTCTGTTTAACAGACAGAGGCAGTACCTTCACTCATATTAAACATGTTCGGGAAAAAGGGGGAAAAGTTTTCTCTTGTAAAGGATTTGAAAAGCGAATGAAATATTTTATGTATATTGATGGAAAGGAAGGTTCGACAAAATGATATTTACTTTTATTCAGCTACTTATCATGTTCATCACTGTTTACTTATGTGTTTATTCGCTGATTGACCGAGTGCTGAAATGCATCGAACACTGTGCAACAGCGAAAGCATACGGAAAATTCCGAGAGGCGGGAATTATGACAAAAATGGAAGCCGTTGAAGAAAATATAATCAAATCAACAAAGGAGAAGGACAATGTGGAAAAAGGAGTTAATTAAAAATAAAATATATGCAGTCATTTTAATGTGTGGCGGAGCGTTGGCAATCCCATGGTGTGATGGGGATGCAACGTTCTTTTTATTTTCCCTGATGATGGGGATACCGCTGTTCTTTGCAAAAGAAAATTGGATTTATGAGGGGGAAGAAGATGATGGGACGAGCAGAGAGGAGACGTACTCAGAAATTAGAACAAAAAGCGAAAACCGCCACATACAATCTCACAAAAGAGCAGCTCAATATAGCGGTACGAGAACAAGTAGGAAAAGAGCTTGAGCGTATTAAGCAGGAAGCCACGGATGATGCCGTAAATACCGCTATGGTTTTACTCCTGACTCTCCCTTTGGAAGTGTTAATGGATCATTATTGGACAAAGACCTACGCCAAGCGTATTCCGAGATTTACTGAATTGGTTCTGGAATATTACGAACGCTGGCAAAATGGAGAGTTGGATATGGATAAGTTAAAAGAAGATTTGTGGGAGTATGGCGGTGTTAAATTAGTAGAAGGAGAGGGCGAAACAGCATGAAATATGTAATTGGAATTATTATCGGAATTGTGTGTCTGGCGGGAGTAATAGCATTAAAAGCAATTAGTGCGTCTACAACCTATATGGATGACTCTTTCCGATGGGGAGGACGAGATGGGTATTAAAAATGATTGTCGAAGAAATGCAGAGGGATATTCAGACCCGACTGCCTATGAAGCGCTGAAGAACATGGAACAGGAAGACGAACGGTTTCACAAATTATTGGACACTATCTTTGCTCTTTGTGAGTTGTCAGATTTTCATATTGAGGAACGGATCGTTATCAAGGACAAACGAACGGGACGAATTTGGAGGTGATATATAAACATGAATGATTTTCAGAAAGCAATTGATACGATTACGAAAGCATTTGAAGAATTTGCCGCCAAGTTAAAAGAGATGGCGGACACTCTGAACAAAGCGTTTGGATTATCGGTGCCCGAGAAAGAGAAGAAAAAGAGTCTAAGCTCTCCGGCTCGATATGGGATGTCTTTGAAAAAATTCCGAAGAGAATCTTTCATTAAACAATATTCTTACCGTCCGATTGCTCGGAAACATTTACCTTACCAGAGGAGAAACTATTAAAAACGTCTGTACAAAGCTTGAAGGTGGGTGAAAATTACGCCCACTTTTGAGTTTTGAAAAACGGGCTTTGGTCACTTTTATTTGGGCTTTTTGGAAAATGAGGGGAATTTTGGGGAAGGATTCGGACGATTTTGGTCAAATTTGTGGTCATTTGCCCACTTTGTGCCCACTTTTAAAACCCCGATTTGGTCAGTAAAAACCCAGTATTTATGCGGGTTTGCGGGCTCAAAGCCCACTTTCCCACTTTTTTTCTTAAACTATTATGATAGAAAGTTTAAATATATATAGTAATAGCGAAAAAAAAGTGGGTTTTTGACCACGAGTAAAAAATGGAGGAAATCATGAGCAAGATTAGTTGGGAGAGTTTATATGAAAATTTCAAGTCAATTTATCCAAGGTTGTCGCGGTCATCCGTATATTTTCGTCCGTTTGGGTATATGAGTATATTAGTGTACTTTGAAGATGGGATGAGAATGGTTTATGACGATCTCAGAAAACAGGCTCATATCACAGGTTGAAGAAAATGTCAAGAGCTAATAAAAAAATCTTTTCTTTATCAACGGTTTATGGTATAGTATAAGTGCCACACAATCAAATATCGCAAATTCGTTTAAGGGAATTCATTTTGGTAAAAAGTGTATTCTCTCTTTACTCATACCCTTAAACGGAGCGAGATTGTGTGGCAACAATGGGAGATGCATTTTTTCGGTGCGTCTTCTGTTGGAGGCGCACTTTTTTATTGTCCATATATTACTTGATTGAGAGGGATATACATTGGGAACGAATAATACGAATAAAAATAATAAAGGTTCAACAGATGTTATCGGTGTCATAAGTGCACTTGCTGGTTTGGCAACCGCGGCAACACCTTTGGTGGCAAATGCTATCAATAATGCAAAGAATAAATCTTCTGAAAAAACAGAAGAAAAGATTAAGAT